GCAATTTCCACTAGAATCTACCCATGATATTCTAACGTAATTAACGTAATCATGAGGTAATGGTAATATTAGACTATTTGGTACTTCTAATTCTAAATTCCTACAGGATCTAAATGTATCATAGGTTAATTCTTGTAGTCCACGCATCGCATGAAATCTAATATCAGCTCTTGATATTTTTGATATTATTTTATCTTCTCCAACATAAGCAACTCTAAAGTTATTAATAATATCTGTTATTGATATAAATTGATAACCCCCTAAAACTTCTAAGCTTGGAGTTGAATAATAATTTCCTAAATTACCAGTGTATAATCCCATGTGTTATTGTTTTTCTTGTGTTTTCTGTACAGTTATTTGTTGTTCTGCATAAGTAC